GCGGTCTTCTTTCACCACCAAACGAATCGAATAGGCATGAATAAAGACCCAGAAGGTACAAGAAGGCTCGAACTGGTTCAAAGTGGCTCTATCGGGCTCACATCGGGAATTGAAGCCACTCCAGAGACGCTCTATGGCTCTCCGACGCCACGCTTACACTCCAGACTTCGCGATGATCTGCCCACGCTTGGCCAAGAGCTGATCGACTTCTCAAACTCCATCGGCAAGCCGCTTCTGCCGTGGCAAGAATGGCTCGCTCTTCAAGCTCATCGTACAAAGCCAGATGGCCGGTGGCTTCACCCGCTGATCGCGGTCGTCGTAGCTCGTCAGAATGGAAAGACGACGATCATGAAGCAAAGAATTCTCATGGGACTCTTCGAATGGAAGAATCCACTCCAGATCGGCACAGCTCATCGGCTCACGACTTCTCTGGAGACTTTCCGTGATCTAGTGGACACAATCGAAGCCAATGATGGTCTGGCCAAGCAAGTCAAGCGCATTCGATGGGCTCATGGATCAGAAGAAATCGAGACGCTCCACGGAACGCGGTACATGGTCAAGGCTGGAGCTTCTGCCGCTCGCGGAATCTCAAAGCCGGAGACGGTTCACATCGACGAAACCCGAGAGCTCAAAGACGAATCAACTTGGGCGTCCATGAGATATACGATGATGGCCGCGGAGAATCCGCAGCTGTGGACTTACTCGAATCAAGGTGATCAGCATTCTCTGATCCTGAATCAGCTACGCGAACGCGGCTTGGCTGCGATGGCTGGAGCGAATGACGACATCGGCTTCTTCGAATGGTCATCTCACTATGAAAAGCTCGATGACTCTGAAGAATTCTGGAAGGGTATCGCCAAGAGCAATCCGGCACTCGGCCACACTATCCATCGCGACAATATCCGCGCCGTACTCAATGATCCGCTGGACGTCGTGAAGACGGAAGTCTTGTGCGTCCCTGTGGCGACTATGTCCGCAGCTATTCCGGCGCATGAATGGTCAGAGTGTGGATCTCCAGAGCTCGATCTTGATCCGGAGAAGATTACTTATCTCGGACTCGACTGCTCACCGGATAGACGATCAGCTGCACTCGTAGCCGGTCAGACTCTCGACGGCGAAACCTTCTTCGTGAAGCTTCTCCACACTTGGCACAATCCAGTCTCACTCGATGACAAGGCGATCGCTAACGATGTCGCCAATTACTGCCGAGAATGGCCGGTCGAAGTCGTGGCCTACTCAAAGCGAACTTCGTCAGCTGTGGCGGCTAGACTTGTGCCAGCCGGAATCCCGATCGCCGACATCGATGGCAATCTGTACGGACAAGCTTGCGACGAATTACTGGGAGCAATAACATCGAAAAGATTACGCCACAAGAATCAGCCGGAACTGACCAAACAGGTTCTCTCTGCGGCGAAGCTGCCGTTCGGAGATGGTGGCTGGACTATCGGCCGGAAAGCTTCACAGTCGACTGTGTGCGCGACGGTTGCGTCTGCGCTTGTCACACACTACGCGACACGCCCAGAGACGGATCTTGACATAATGATCGGCTAACGATATCGGATCTCTAAAATTCTCCGCATGGGATTATTCACGCCGAAGTCAAAAGTGGAAGCTGACAAGCCGACACTGATCAGCGACGTCGAAGTAATGGCTGCTCTCGCTCCAGTTAATTCAATCGATTCTCTCGGATCTCCGTACTTCACGAATGGCCAATCAGCTACTCGCGGCGAAGCTATGGGCGTCCCTACAATCGCGCGCGCTCGCGGAATTATCTGCTCGACTGTCGCTTCTTTCGAATTGCACACGTACGACAAAGCTACCGAAAGAAAAGTCGAACAGCCACGCGTCATTCGTCAGCCAGATCCACGAATCACTGGCGCGGAATTCTGGGCATGGATCTCCGAAGACTTGCTATTCCGTCCCGCCGCTTATGCGTACGTCATGGCTCGATATGCTGACACTGGTCGCATTCAAGCGATGGAAAGAATTGCACCGGAACGCGTTACTCTCAAGACAAACGTCAATGGCACACAGATCGAAGGTTACTATCTCGACGGAACTCCAATTCCAACGGAAGATCTTGTCGTATTCGGTGGACTCGATGAAGGCTTACTGAATCGCGCTGGTCGCACAGTACGCGCAGCTCACGCACTCGAGAAGGCTGCGTACAACTTCGCAATCAATCCAATTCCACAGACAGTCTTGAAATCTAATGGCGTCAATCTTCCGAAGGATCGTGTCTCTGCACTTCTCGCCGGCTGGCGTCGTGCACGTCAAGAATCTTCGACTGCATTCTTGAACGCTGACGTCTCTCTCGAGACTCTTGGCTATGATCCAAAGAATCTTCAACTCAACGAAGCTCGTCAATACTTAGCTCTCGAGCTCTGTCGCGCGATCGGTCTTCCAGCATGGTTCGCTTCAGCTGATCCTTCATCGATGACATACTCGAACGCGATAAATCAAAGACGCGATCTTGTGGACTTCTCGATTCGTCCAATCATGACAGTCATCGAACAGCGTCTCTCACTCACAGACTTCACTCCAGCTTCACAGTACGTCCGCTTCTCACTTGACGACTTCTTGCGCGGCAATCCTTACGAAAGAGCGCAAGTGTACGAAATTCTTAATCGAATCGGCGCGATGACTGTCGAAGAGATCCGAGATGAAGAAGATCTGATCAGCTAATGAAGGGAAACGAAATGAAGCTCACTATGCCACTCCAGCTCACAGCTGCGGATTCGCAAGAGCGCACAATCAAAGGTCGAATCGTTGCATTCAATGAGCCGGCTAATGCGAGCACAGGAAAGGTCGTCTTCGCTGAAGGTTCGATCGCTCCCACTCCGGTCTTCTTAAACTTGGAGCACGATTACAAGCGCAGAATCGGAAAGACTCTCGACATGAGCTTGTCAGAAGATGGCAAGTCAATCGAAGCGACTTTCAAGATCGCGAACACTACTGCGGGCACAGACGCACTTGAAGAAGCTGCAACTGGACTCCGCGACGGATTCAGCGTGGAACTTTCGGTCAGCGATTACGTGTCACAGGCAGATGGATCGATGAAGGTTCTCGCCGGTGAATTGACTGGCGTCGCACTAGTAACAGAGCCGGCTGTACGTTCAGCACGTGTCTCACAAGTAGCAGCTGAAGAAGCTGAAGAGATCTCTGATCCGGCGGAAGCTGAATCAGAAGAAACACCAACACCAACAACAGAAGGAGACGAAGTGGAAAACACCGTCACAAACGCGGACACCGTCGAGACGGTAGAAGCCGCACAGTCAGTCACAGCAGCAGCGAAGTCAGTGGGTGGATTCACATCGAAGCCACGTCTTGACTTCTCTCCAGCGAAGTACCTTGAAAACACAATCAAGGCGTCACTCGGATCAGAAGAGGCTCGTCAGTACGTAGCCGCCGCAAGTGATACCACAGACAACGCAGGCCTGATCCCTACACGCCAGCTCACAACCGTAATCAACGGACTCGCTAACGCGACACGTTCAAACATCGACGCGATTACACGCGGCACACTTCCAGACGCAGGCATGAGCTTCGAGATCCCTAAGATCACACAGCTTCCTGGAGTCACAGTAGAAGCTGAAGCCGGAACAATCGAAGATGTCGATCAGAATGCGGCATTCGTGACAGTAGATGTCAAGAAGTACGCAGGAGCACAGACATTCTCTGTCGAGCTCTTCGATCGCTCTTCTCCCGTCTTTATTGACGAGCTCATGAAAAATCTCGCGGCGCAATACGCGAAGGTTACAGACACAGCTGTAAACGCAGCTCTCATCGCTGGCGCAACAGCTGACGGAACAACGATCACAACTTATCCAACAGCCGCAGAGCTTCTCGGATTCGTCTCACGTGGTGCAGCTTCCGTCTATCAAAACACACAAGGCTTCGCTCGCAATATCGTCATGAACACTTCACAGTGGGCGAACGCGATGTCACTCAACGACTCAGGACGTCCGATCTACATGGCTTCACAGCCACAGAACGCAGGCGGCGTCGTTACACCTACATCAATCCGCGGCAATATCGCAGGACTTGATCTCTACGTCACAGCGAACACAGCTGCGGGCACAGACACCGATGGATCGATTCTCGTGATTAATCCAGAGGCTTACACATGGTTCGAGAGCCCTACTTATCAGCTTCGCGCTGACGTAGTGGCAACAGGCCAGATCTCGATCGCTATGTACGGCTACGGCGCAATCGCGACGAAGATCGGTGCAGGCGCGTTCAAGGTAAACAAGGCGTAATCGCCTAAATCAATCATCGGTCGCTTCGCTCCCGAGGCGGCCGAGCAGTAGAAAGGGAAGAGCTCATGTCAGCAATAGTCTCGGCGTCATCGCTTCGATCAGTGCTTGGCGTGAGCTCTTCTCTCTATAACGACGCATACTTGGACGACATTATCGACACAGCTGAAGGCGCGGTCTTGCCGCTTCTTGTGCAGAATGCCACAGCTGTCATCGAATACAAACTTCTCTCGAATGTCGCTTACTTCTACACTCGCGACTCACATAACTTCGTCGAAGGTCAATCTGTCGTCGTCACTAAACTTCCAGCACCGTTCAGCGCGACTCACACAGTCGTCAAGGCTGACGATAAATTCTTCACGGCTGCACTAACGAACGCAGATGTCGCGATCCGTCCGATCATTCCGAACGGCACTGCAACGCTATCCGGCTACGGTGCAGCCAGTTATTACGTGGGCAACTCCAACGTCGAGAGCGCAATTCTTGCCGTCTCCGTTGAAGTCTTCCAATCTCGCACAGCTGCCGGCGGTCAAATCGAAGGCGTAGACTTCCAAGTAACTCCGTATCGCATGGGTCGCGGTCTAATGAATCGCGTGATCGGGTTACTTGGAAACCTTGTCGATACTGGATCGATGGTCGGCTAATGCCAGCGAGCACAATCGCCACAAGCGTCCGCGGAGCTATTAAGACAGCCATCGCGAACGTAGCTGCGAACACTTACGATTCTGTCCCAGAAGCACCGATCGTCCCATTCGCGGCGGTCGTGCCATCGAATCCATATCTTGAAGCCAATCTCATCGGCACATCGACACGCGTTCGCGTGAATCTTGTGATCACTGTGGGAGTGGCTATGCACTCGAACGCAGCTGCGCTCGACAATATCGAACAGCTGGTCATGAGCATTCTGGCGGTTATTCCGTCAGGTTACACAGTGGGCTCTGTGTCTAATCCTGTCCCTTTAACAATCGGCGCGTCAGAGATTCTCGCTTGTGAAATCGAGCTCTCTACGCAATACACCCAAACAAACTAGGAGCAGCTATGCCAACGACCGTCATCACCGGACGCGATCTCGCCTTGACGATCGCGACCACAAGCTACGACGCACAAGCGTCTTCCGTAACACTTTCCAACGAACACATCATCGAAACCTTTCAGACACTAGACGGCCGCGCCTACAAAGCGGTCGATGATCAGTGGACTCTTGAAGTCGAAATGCTTGCAGACTGGGGAGCTTCAGGATCACTCTGCGAAGCACTCTGGACAGCTTGCGAATCTTCACCGAACACGACTCTCGCTGTATCACTTACAGC